GCGAACTTATCGAGTCACTGGCTGCAGAGAGATCCACAGTAGCTAGACCTTGGCTTAACGCCTCGGTGCATAGTTTTCTGTTGCGTGATTGATCGCGAAGATCAATACCGCATTTAAGGAGTTTCCGCCGGATAAAGAGTCCGACGGATCGCTGCAGTACCATATTGATTTCGGGTTCTTTACAACAAACCCGGTCAATATCTGACTTTTTGTCAACGGTAAACACTTCACTGCTGTCACAAAAGGCCATCTCTTGGTTCTTAAGTACCGTATTTCTTACTAGGTACGACCAATATGGATAAGCACTTCTCGAGCAGTGAAGTTCACCAGTGAGTTTGTCAATAGCAGCCTTCGGGCTGCGCTTGACACGTGTCGACGCTCCATTCGTAGGAGGAGTCAAGTCGATGATCCGTCTACACTCTAAGTCTTGGAGTGATAAGGTATCATCTGCACGTATGTCTAATATGGTACAGATCAAGGATCTAACCTCTGCAAAGAATTCCGCGGAGGTCATGTATCCAAAATCGTGCTGATGCGCATAAAGTCGCACATTAGTGTCCATATTTGACGCCTCACAATCGAGCCATTTATCAAGCGCTCGATTCCGACGCTGATCCGGAGACACCTTTTCCGGGTCAAGATACTTAGAGAATATTTCGTCTCTAAGATAATTACCACGAAAGGAGGTATCATCCGAAATAAGAGCGTAAAGTTCCTCTCGAAACTTCTTGCCCAGACCAGCTGGTAAACGATTTTTAAACGGCACTTCGCCGTTCGATTTTCGTTTTGTCATCTTTCATTCCTTTTCTAAGTGAATGATGCCCCCATGATTGGGGACAGCAAGTGGGTATGGGAATTCAAAGCAGTAAGAGTAGGTACTCTAACCGTTCAAAAACAAGCTGTTTCGTACCAAAGACGGTAAGAACCAGCAGGACCATCCCGGCCAATGCGGCCACAATCGTCACAGAGTATCGGCTAAGGAGCCGATACAAAAGTGTGAAGATACCCATTAGTACGGGGCTTCACGACCTGTGAAAATGACATCCAAGAATGCCTGCGACTCGTTAAGAGCTGCATGCAGAATACCGACGGTATTCTTCATTTCTTGGACCGTGGCGTCCGCGTCGAAGGAAAAGTTAATATCCGCTCGACTTGTTCGCACAACGTCATTGATTGTTACACCAGATGACGTGTCTTCTGACACGATCGGGATCGACAGCTTTGCGGTAACCTTATGGGTACCTGACGGCGTGTCGCGAGACGAAATGGAGAAAAGCTTGTCGTGCAGTCGGGTATCACCCCGTTCTGCGAAATAAGCAATCCCATTATCGTTCTTGTTAACCGGTGTAAACACGTGGTCAACAGGGGTGGTCTCACGGTCCTGTAGCGTGAGGGGAGTAAGTTCTGGCATG